AATGAGAGCGCCACTTTTCCATCCTCCCTCACCGTTGACGTATGCCGTCCCGTCAATCAAATACGTTGCCGTCCTGCCGTCCTCGCTCGGCACCAGCACCCACGGCACAAGGTCCGGGTGCAGGACGTGCGCCTCGCATCCGGCGCGCTGGGCTGCGACGTCCGGAATGTCCGTCTGCCACAACCCGCACGTCCAGCGGCCGTCACGCTCCGCTGTCGAGTGTGCGCACGTCCGGCAATTCACCTGCTTGGTGGTGCGGGTGCCGTGACAAAACTCATGGCCAGCGCACAGTTTGCACTCGTACCACGTCGGGTCGGTGGACAGTGGCGGCGGCAGGCGGTCGGACGCAATGATCCGCTGGGCGCGTTCTTCCAAGCGCATCGCGTAGGGGAGGTCCAGAGCAACACGCTCCGAATAGATGCGGTCGTCATCCTTGCAGACGGCGACATACAGCGCGCGGTCTACGCTGAACTTCAGCATGTAAAGTTGCATCTGGTCATAGTGCGCCGGCATTGCCTTCTGCACGCCATCCTTCAGGCGTTCAAATGACTTGCGCCCGTGCGTCTTGAATTCGACGACGTGCTTGGCTTTCGGTGCGCCCGGCACTCCAGGGCCGGCGAATCCATCGCACGACCCGGCGAAATGTCCGTCCTCGAACCTGAATTGCCTGCCTTCTGCGTCGTGGCTTTGCACCGTGATGCCCGCCGCGCGCATGTCCTGTACCAGTTGCACTTCCTCCAGATGCCCGCGCCGGAACAGGCGCAGGATGCGCCCGTCAAACCGCTGCACCACCGCCCACCTGAATGACAGCCACAGCCAACGGTCGCACTTGTGGCCCATCGCCGACGGACCGAGGTGCGGCCGTGGCGGGTCGTTGCTGTATGCCGCGAGGTGGGCGTATATGCGCGCCTCCACGCTGTCGGTGGGCGGTGGAATCGTTGCCATGTTTCAGCCCTTCCGTGCCCACGGCGGAGCGCCTGCCGGCGAGGATGCTGCGGCACGCGGTGCGGATTCCGGGGCCTGCTGATGTACCGCTGCCGGTTGCGCAGCGAACATCGACGGCTGTGCGGGCGGAGGCTGCGGTATTGAAGAAGGCGCGGCACTCATTGCACGGTATCCCTTAACCTCGTTTTCTGCCCCGTACTGCTCGCTCGTTTTGACCGTGACCTTCACCATCATGTGCCCGCCGATCAACTGGTCGCTGTCGGACAGTTCCAGTACGCCAGTCGCCTCCATGATCTTGCGCAGTTCCTGACGCCCGATGCGCTCGGCCTCCGGCGACTGATTCATGATGTTCACGTTGCTGAACAGCACGCGCCCGGCGTTGGTCGGGCCGGTGACCTTCAGCTTCAGCTTGATGTACTGGCCGGTGCCTGCCTTGGTAGCGCACAGCTCCGCTTTAGAAATGTGGGCGCTGTACCAGCCATCGGGCAGCGGGGTGTAGTCGCCTGTGTTGCCTTTGGGAAGGTCATCTGCACTAAATGTTTCGTCTAAAAATGCCATAATTGCCTCGATTAATTTTCAGTTGTGATGGCAAACGATGGTCTGCCGGGTGTTGTGGTTATTGCGTCAAGCAGTGCGTTGGTAATGCTCTCATCAGCAGCCTTCCAGCTTCTGACGTTTATCTCAGGCTTCCAGCGGAACAGGCTCGACAGGTGTTCTGTGAGGCCATTCTCAGCGGCAATTTCTTGCAGCTTGTCGCTGTCTATCTTGTGATTAAGCCGTCCCACCAGCTTGATCTTGAAGCCTGGTGCAGCCGCATTCTCGGTGCCGTCAAATGCCTCCGGCAGTCCGATCAACGACAGCATTCGATCTTCAATGATTCGGCGCTGATCCTGCGCCGTCTTTTCGGCATCTTTTGCAGCCATCCACGCGGCTGACAGTCCAGCAAGGTCACCGGCTTCAACGCCCTTGAAAGTCATGCTGCACCGCCAATCTTCGCAATGATTGCGCCAACGTCCGGTGCTTCCCATGCGTCCAGCTTGCCGCTGCGATCTTTGGCAAGCCACAGGCCGTCCGAGTCACACATCAGGGCACGCTGGGCAACGCCTTCGGCATCCTTCTCGACGCGCAGGGCAAGCACTTCATCAAAGAAGTAGGGCAGCGATTGCCCAACCTTGTTACCCGGCATTGATGGCGAGTAAAGGATGCGCCCCGTCTCGTCCTGCGATTTCTCGACCTTTGCGGTCATCAGAACGTGCTTGCCCGGCAGATCACGGAATGCGCGGATGATGCTTGTCATCTGGTTTGCCATTTCGCCATAAGCCGCACGCCCATCCTTGTTGACCGCCTTTTCATGGATCAGCACGACCTCACCGATTTCGCTGATGCTGTCCAGCACCACCGAATCAAAGTCTGCACCGTGCTCGCCGCTTACATAATCAAATGCCTCGCGCAGAGTCTCCATGCTGCTGACCTCAATATAAGGCAGCGCAGCGTGCTGAATGGACAGCAGCCCGCCCTCGGCTGATATGATGATAGGTCGCGGCATACTTGCCGCCAGTGTGGTTTTGCCAGCACCGGCATGACCGTACACCAGCAGTTTGACGCCGTTGGCAGATGCTTCTGCCGTGTTTTTTAGCTGTATTGCCATCTTGGAACCCTCTTTCTCGTTGCATCGCTTTCGGCCAATCCGGTTGCGATGTGATTTACAATATACTTAATTTATATTAGTATGTAAATACACTTTTGAAGGAGTTTATAAATATGAATGAAATCATGCAGTTAGATGAAATAAAGCAAAAGCTGGCAGATCGGCGCTTGGCTGTCGTAGCAAACGGGGCACGGCTGCATTACAACACTCTGCGAGCAATCAGGGACGGGGAAAAGACAAACCCCACATTGGAGACCATGCGGCGGCTCACGATCTACTTTAAAGGGGCGGCACAATAATGGCCGATCTAACTAACATCCTCGGCGGCCCTTGGCAACCGCCCAGCATTGGCGTGGCACTTACTGCACCGCCAGAGGTGCAGGCTTATGATGCCATGCTGGCAGCAGGGCTGACGCCTCCCGACAAGATCATCATGGACGGCAAGATCCACCGCTTCAACAGCGGCACCAAGGGGCGCGGCGGCTTTGATAAGCCAGGCTGGTACGTTTTCTATGGTGACGGCATTGCAGCAGGGCGCTTTGGCTGCTGGCGGGCTGGAATAGAGCAGCAATGGCGCGAGGACACCGGCAACAAGCTGACGGTGGCGCAGGAGATGGCAAACGGCAGGCGCATGGCAGAGGCTATAAAGCTGCGCGATGCAGAGCTGGCAAAGTCACGCGAGGTGGCTGCTGATGTGGTCAGCGAAATCTGGATCAATGCCGGTGCCGCAAGCGCAGACCATCCTTACCTTGCACGCAAGGGCATCCAGCCGCACGGGGCAAGGGTCACTGGCGATGGCCGGTTGATAGTGCCTTTGTATGATGATGCTGGCGAGCTGTCATCGCTTCAGTACATCAGCGCAGAAGGTGACAAGAAGTACCACCAAGGCGGAGCAACAGGCGCAAGGTTTTGGAGCATAGGCGTACCAGCAGAGGGTGAGGCAGTCTATTTGGCCGAGGGTTTTGCTACGGCTGCAACGATCCATGAGATCACCGGCAAGGCTGTTTTTATTGCCTATAGCGCCAGCAACTTGCTCCATGTGGCCGGAATGCTGCGCGATCAGTACGATCAGGTTGTGATTGTTGCCGACAACGACAAGTCAGGCGTTGGCTTAAGCTACGCCGAGCAGGCAGCAGCAAAGCATGGCGCAAGGATTGTTATGCCGCCCATCGAGGGCGATGCCAACGACTACGCGCAGGCAGGGCATGACCTCTTGGCCCTGCTGGAGCCTAAATCTGATGACTGGCTGATAAAGGCTGACGACTTCTGCGCCAAGCCTGCCCCCATAAGCTGGCTGGTCAAGCACTGGTTACAAGCCAATGCCCTGATAATGGTTCACGGCCCATCAGGCGGAGGCAAGACCTTTGTGGTGCTGGATATGTGTCTGAGGATCGCCTCGGCTTTGCCTGCGCCTGCGCCTGATAGCACAACATGGGCAGGCAATCGCGTCACAGCAGGATCGGTAGTCTATCTTGCCGGAGAGGGCCACCACGGGCTGCGTGGGCGCATTGCAGCATGGAAGCAGTACCACAGTGGCGGAAGCCTCAATATGCACCTCTCACGCGATGGCTGCGATCTAAACACCCCAGAAGGATACCGGCGGGTATCTGACGCCATCCGGCACAACCAGATCACCCCCAGCATCATTGTTGTGGACACCCTGCACCGTTTCCTTTCTGGCGATGAAAACAGCGCACAGGATGCCAAGACCATGCTGGATGCCTGCAACGCTCTGATGCAGGAGTTTTCCTGCTCAGTGCTGCTGGTTCACCACACTGGCGTCTCCGAGGAGGCCCAACACCGTGCCAGAGGATCAAGCGCATGGCGTGGCGCTCTGGATATTGAGATCAGCATAGTGCCGCCAAAGTCAGAAGATGCTCCCATCGAGATCGTGCAGCGCAAAAGCAAGGATGCCGAAATGTCGATGCCAATCCATGTGACACTGAAGTCGGTGCCAATCACCGGCTGGCTCGATGAGGATGGCGAGCAGGTAAGCAGTGCTGTGATCGTTGCGGCAGATGCGCCAGCAAAGGTCGAGAAAATGGATAAGCTCTCCAAGCACAAAAAGCTGTTTGAATCCGCCTGGTGGCATGGCGGGGCAGAGGAGCGAGACGGGGTGCCTTATGTGTCACGATCGGCTTTTATTGAATACCTTGTCGCCAATCAGGGGCTGACAGAAGGCACGGCCAAGATGTACACCAAGCCATCGGTAGCTGGAAAACCTGTGAATGAGCTGCTGATAGGCGAGATTATTGCATCACATGAGCATGGCTGGATCATGCTCGACGAGGTAGAAGCAAGCGCCATGATGATGAGAAAAACGGGTAAACCGCTGCATGTAATTACTGCACATAATACTGTATATTCATTCAGGTAACTAGGTAACTTTTACGAGGTAACTCAGTTACCCAAAGGGGGGGCAAAACAGCCGAATTAGGGTAACTTTAGGTAACTCTCTCCTTAGGGAGAGTTACCAGTTACCCTCGAGGATGCGCTAGATTTTCATGCGGCTAGCGCAGTGGTAGCTCGCATCACGCTTGGCAAGATTATTGGGGCTTTTTTGCCTTTGGGATTAAGGGCGGGTATGATGTAAGCACTGCTCCTGTTGGGTAAACATTTTGAACGGAGGCTTTATGCCAATGAAGAAAGGGTCAAGCAAGAAGACTGTGTCGGCCAACATCAGGGCCGAGATGAAGGCAGGCAAGCCTCAGAAGCAGGCTATCGCTATTGCTCTGTCGATGGCTAAGAAGTCCAAGCCAGTGAGGTATGAGTAATGGGCAGACCAAGCAAGTACACTCCTGAGATACTGGAGAAAGCCAAAGCCTATGTTGACGGTGGCTATCTTGCTTGCGGTGACGTTATTCCCCAAATGGCGGGACTGTCTATTGAGCTTGATATACACAGAGACACCATCTATGACTGGTGCGACGACCCTGAGAAGCAGGCATTTTCCGACATTGTTGCTAAGTGTCTAAGAGCACAAGAGAGAAGGCTGCTCAACGGCTCTCTAACAGGTGACCTGAATCCCACTATTGCCAAGCTGATACTCACTAAGCATGGGTACTCAGAGAGAGTGCAGAACGAGCACACAGGCGAGAATGGTGGGCCGATAGAACACGACTGGACCGTGAGGCTAGTCAATGCCTGAGATGACTCTTCCAGCTAGGCTGAGACCACTGATAACTACTCCCAAGAGGTTCAAGATACTCATAGGGGGAAGAGGATCAGGTAAGAGTCAGTCGGTTGGAGACATCTGTTTAATGGATGCCCAGACCAAGGGTATCAAGACAGCCTGCTTTCGAGAGTACCAGATCACGATGGATGATTCGGTACTCTCCCTGCTTTCGGGTGAGATAGATCGGCTTAAACTTAAAGGGTTTACTGTCCAAGCTAACTCCATCCAGTTCAAGGGT